TTGAATGCTCAACGAGTTAGCCGATCACTATGCCCAACTAGCGATGACGAAGGGATGGACAGAGTACACACGCCATCGGGTGAAGGAACTACGCGATTCGAACGATATGTGGAAAGAATTACCCCGTATGGTGAAGGAGCGCATTGATGGACATAAACACGCCGAGAGGACGCGAATCGCTGAAAGCGGAACACCGAGCGATGGAGATATTCGCTAAACACTTTCCCGATTATGAGTACTGCGAAACACCAAAAGATAAACCCGCAGACATTGACGCGATATTGATTAAACAAAATCAAATCATGCGGGTGGTCGAAACCAAATGCAGAGATATGACCATTGAAGAATTTATCGGACGATATAACTATCAATGGTTAGTGACATTCGATAAATTGGAAAAGGGGCGCAGAATATCTCATGCACTTCAAGTTCCATTTATCGGGTTCTTGTATTTGATGCCATCCGATTTACTTCTTGTCCAACAAATAGCAAACGAATATAGCTATGTGCCGGAGATAACGCTTATGCAGACCGAAACACAAAAAACAATTAATGGTGGTCGAATAACTCGTTCAAACGCATATATCGACATGAGCAACGCGACACAATTAAAATGATTCAAATTCATTTCACTGTCCCACAAGTCGCCGGAAAGGGTAGACCCCGCTTCTCAAGGCAAGGAACCTTTGTCAAAACTTACACCGATTCCAAGACTTTGGGCTACGAGAAGTCAATCCAAACCTATGCCAAGCAAGCGATGGGGTCTACAAGCCCTCTAATCGGGGCTGTAGCGGCTTATTTGCACATCCGAATACCCATACCGCCATCGTACTCAAAAACGCGCCAAAACGCTTGTATTGAAGGAACCGAACGCCCAACCAAAAAGCCCGACATTGACAACATCGTCAAAGCGGTACTAGATGGCATGAATGGCATTGTGTATGTTGATGACAAACAAGTGGTGGATTTAAATTTAACAAAGGTTTATTCTGCAACAGAGGGAATAGATATTATGGTGAGAGAAATATGAACCCTTTTAAAATCATTGACCAAACTTGCATTAGCTTTAGCGGTGGGCGCACAAGTGCCTATATGCTGTGGCGAGTTCTTGACGCACATAATGGAAAACTTCCGGATGATGCAGTTGTTTGTTTTGCCAATACTGGTAAAGAAGATGAGGCTACATTAAAATTTGTACATGACTGCGAAACAAATTGGAATGTGCCAATTGTTTGGTTAGAGTATTGTGCGGAAGAACCAAAGTTCAAAATTGTCAATTATGAAACAGCGTCCCGAAATGGCGAACCATTTGAGGCGTTAATCAGACATTACAAGAAACTACCCAACCCCGCACAGCGGTGGTGTACGGGAGTTTTGAAAATCAGAGTAATCCACAAATACCTACGCAGTTTGGGGTGGAAACACTCGGAAATGGACAATGATGATTTTGTTGGCATTAGGGCTGATGAACCGCGCCGCGCTGCAAAGATGGCAAAGCATAAGATTCCACTGTTCACGGCGGGGGTTACTAAAAAAACAATTAACGAATTTTGGCTTAATCAACCATTCAAATTAAATTTGGGTATTTTTAAAGATGAAAGTTTGCTCGGGAATTGTGACCTATGCTTTTTGAAAAGTCTTGATAAAAAAACAAACATATCAAGAATGTATCCGGAAAAAACGGTATGGTGGGCAAAAATGGAAAGTATTGTGAAAGAAATAACACCAAACCACACGGGCAACGGTAATTTGTTTCGTGTTGACCATCCATCATATCGGGAAATGGCAGACTTTGCATCTAACCAACAAAATCTGTTTGAAGATGAATCAATCGCTTGTTTCTGCGGGGATTAAATGAACTACACTTTATATAACCCCCAACAAGGACACGCAGTATTAAAAGACTTGTGGCCTCAAATCAAAGCCACATTGATGGCGGGACAGAAATTAAGGATTGAGGTAAAACAATCGCGGCGCAGTGCAGAACAAAACGATATGTTTCACGGGATTATTCACAAGATATATATTGCGATGAAGGCTGTGGGTTCTAAATGGACTGCGGACGATTGGAAGCGATTATTAATCGACCAATGGGCGCATGAGACTAATCGCAAGATTGGAAAGGTGGCCCCTTCACTTGATGGCGAAAGGGTGGTGCAGTTGGGGCTACAGTCTCACAAGTTCACGATTGATGACGGGTCAGAGTTCATCGAGTGGCTAATGGCATGGGCCGCACAAAAGGAAATTGATGTAGGATAAAGATGTTGGTGAAACGGATTGGCCCCGTGGTGCTTTTATTCAGTTGCTACCCACCCTGCCGCATGGGAGCACCAACAAGGACACATATATGATGATGTTCCCCAAGTACACCTATTACCGGAGCAAGACCCACCTCAAGAATGTGGCATCTTTGCTCTGTCAGCACTGTGGACGGGATGGGACGGTACAAGCGGCGCATTCCAATTGGTCGGAGCATGGTAAGGGTCGGGGCATCAAAGCAAGCGACATATATACAGCGGCACTCTGTCAAGATTGTCACCAAGAACTAGATCAAGGAAATCACCTCAGTAAAGAGGAAAGAAAGCGGATGTGGGTAGAGGCTCACAAGAAGACGGTATTCACGATGACGATGCTAGACCTATGGCCCCGCGACATTGGAATTCCGCTAGAATATGATTAACCGATGCTGGTGGCCTTCCTCCCACAAGTGAACAGTCTGAGGCCGGGGCTTCGGCCCCTCTTTTTTAAAGGGTTTATATGACCGGACTTCTAGCCCCCGCTGCTGAGATCAGCATCGAGATCAAACAAAGCAAAGCAATGGACGATGAAGGCGATTCATGTCCCGTTGCCACACAAGATGTTGAAGTCAACCTCAAGTGTCGCCAAAAGGCCATTGACAAAGCAATGTATGGCCCGATGAACCCCAACGAACCTAATAACGACTATTGGCGCAAGCTGGCAGAGGGTTGGCGTTTGTCTGCTGGACAAGCGAAGAAATCGACTTGCGGTAACTGCGCGGCATTCATTCAGACCTCTAAGATGCTGGACTGCATCGACAAGGGCATGGGCAAAGATTCGGACGCATGGGATGTGATTGATGCCGGTGACTTAGGGTACTGTGAGTTGTTTCACTTCAAATGTGCATCAAAGCGCACTTGCTCGGCATGGATTGTTGGTGGCCCCATTACTGATGACAGCGGAGACATGGAAGGTGAAGAATCATGATGAAAGTCTCGGAAGCAATGCAAAAGAAGGTTGGTAAGGTAATGGGCGAATTCAAGCGCGGTGACTTGACCTCAAACAAGAAAACCGTTAAGAACCCCAAGCAAGCCATTGCGATTGCAATGAGTGAGGCCAATCTTCCGATGAGGGGTAAGCGCACAGCAACCAACAAGGCCAAAAAATGAAGGGCTTGTACGCCAACATCAATGCCAAACAAGACCGCATCAAGGCTCAAAAGGCTGCTGGTGTAAAGCCCGAGCGAATGAGAAAAGTCGGTAGTAAGGGTGCGCCCACTGCGGCTGCATTCAAGGCCGCTGCTAAAACCGCAAAGAAATGATTAAGCGCGGCAAAGAATCCTTCTCGGGGTACAACGCCCCAAAGAAGACCCCTTCCCACCCTACTAAGAGTCATGCTGTGCTGGCAAAGAGTGGTGACGAAGTGAAGTTAATTCGCTTTGGTCAACAAGGGGTAAAAGGCTCTCCAAAGCGAGAAGGTGAATCAGAGGCCGACAAAAACCGCAGAGAGGCATTTAAAGCCCGTCATGCGGACAATATAGCCAAAGGGAAAATGTCAGCAGCTTATTGGGCAAACCGCGAAAAATGGAAGTGATATGGACTACATACGCCCCACCCCGAGAAACCCCATATATGGGTTATTGGCTGACCAACTAGAAAAGCTGTACTCACCAACCCAAACGCAACAAATGCAAGGTTTGATGCGGCTTTTGATGGTTCCGGAAGTATCAAAGACAATGAATCTGTTGGCCTATGGCGAACCGCTGACTACGGGCGCGGGGGGCATTGGCGGCACAACACGAGTAAAACCCGAAGTCTTAGATGCGGCTATGGCGGTGGCTCCAATGGCTCCGGTTGCTGGACGGGCGGCAAGGGGTACGGCTCGGATGGTTGGGCAAGAAATGGCAGATCGAGTGACTACGGGCAGATCAATGCTGCCTAGTTTGCTTGCTGAAACACCATCTACAATGTTTATCGTTCCTCCAAGTATTATAAGAGAAGGAAATCCAATTCAGAGTGCCGTTGTATTGGTTGGAGATAGGATTTTTACTGGACGCACTCATGGAGATGCACTTAATAGGGCAATTTATGAAGGCGTTGTAAGGAAAGAAGGCGGGAAATACATTTTTCCTAAAGGCGTTGAAGTAAACAGCGATCTTTTTATGACTAAAGACGGTCAGATAATTGATCGTTTTCAAGCGTCAAAAATGTTTGACATAGGTGCGTCTGAAACTGCAATAGAAAAAGGCTTGATGCAAAACAAGCCTTCAAACTCAATGAGTGTTGACTCATACATGGAACAAGCAAAAGCCATTAAGCAACAAAAAGAAAAGCCTTCATTCACCTACTCCCAACAAGCGGCACTAGACACAGCACAAAAGAACGCAGCACTGCCAATCAGTGAGGGTGGGTTAGGACTGCCACCAACCAATACGCCGATGGACAGAGCAATGGCAATGGGGTTTGATGTGGAAAACCCTCAGTATCATGCAACTGATGTGGATTTCAGATCAATAAACCCATCTAGCAGGGGAAAAATGGGTGCTGGCGTTTACACAAGTCCGGATGTGCAATATGCAGAAAAGTATTCCGCATTAGAAAATAGGCGTGTTTTGCCTATGATGTCAAAAGGTTACTATGCTGATGCAAACAAGCGAACTGATATTTTTGATAAAGTTAGAGAAGATGCGTTTGCAAACAATCCAAATTTAACTTCGCGTGAATTACATGATCTCGTTGCACAAGAAATGCAAAGTAGAGGTTATTCGGGTTTTGATGTAGACAAGGAAAGACTAACATTTAACCCGAGCGACTTACGATCAACATTTGCAGCATTTGACCCAATGCGCCGGAACGAATCTGACATTCTTGCTGGACTGCTACCCGCAAGCCTATTGGCAGACCCCGAAACACGCCGAAAGCTAGATGAGGAATTGAGTCTGTTATATACTAAGTAATACCAACAGACCTAAAGGAATTGGTAATGCAAAAGAAAACAATGCTAACTATAGTAGCTAAAGATAGCAAGGGTGCTATATGAGTGGCGGGAGAATAGGCGGTAGGGCCGCAGGAACGCCCAACAAGGCCACATCGGAGGCAAGACAAGCCATAGCTACCTTCGTGGATGGAAACGCTTGGAGGCTCTCTATTTGGCTCGACAAGGTAGCAGAGGGCGACCCCGAGCATGATATAAAGCCAAACCCCGCAAAGGCGTTTGAACTATTCCAATCAGTAGTGGAGTATCACATTCCAAAGCTGGCAAGGACAGAACACGCCGGAGACGCGAACAATCCCATTGAAATGAAAGTCACATGGGCGCAACCGAACAATCCATCGTAATACCCTACTCTCCGAGAAAAGAGCAATTGCAGATTCACACTCTGCTGGACGCTAAACGGTTCGGGGTGGTGGTGGCCCATCGAAGGATGGGGAAGACGGTCTCAGCAATCAACCATCTGATTAAAGATGCGGTGAGCAACCAAAAGGAAGCACCCCGCTACGCTTACATTGCTCCAACATACGGGCAAGCCAAAAGGGTGGCGTGGGATTACCTCACGAAGTACGCAAGACCGTTAGGCGGTACAGAGAACATATCCGAGTTACGGGTGGACTTTTGGAACCGCCGGATTCAGCTATACGGCTCTGATAACCCCGACTCACTGCGCGGACAGTATTTCGATGGGGTGATTCTTGACGAGATTGGCGACCAAAACCCAAAGATTTGGACAGACATAATTAGGCCGTCATTGGCTGACAGATTAGGGTGGTGCTGCTTTATTGGGACTCCGAAGGGCCACAATCACTTCAAAGACCTACGAGATCGGGCAGAAACTGAGGACGGGTGGGGGCTATTGGAGTTCAAAGCCTCCCAAACTCAAGTCTTGAGCGAGACCGAACTAAAGGCGGCTCGGGTGGAAATGGGGGACGATAAGTATCTCCAAGAGTTTGAGTGTTCGTTTACCGCTGCGGTGGAGGGGTCGTACTACGGGCAGTTGCTCAACGATTTGGACGAAAAGAACCACATTCAAGAGATTCCCCGCGATGATCTCTGTAAAACAGTGGCTGCGTGGGACTTGGGAATGGGTGATTCAACGGTGATTTGGGTGGCTCAAATAGCTGGCTCAGAAATCCGATTGATGGACTTTTACGAGAATAACGGGGTCGGACTTGACAGCTATGTTAATTGGTTGAGGCATAATGGATGGGACAAAGCCGAGCAAATCCTACCTCACGATGTACAAGTGCGGGAACTCGGGACGGGGAAAAGCCGACTAGAGGTTTTAACCGATGCTGGATTAAACATTCGGGTTGCCCCACGCATGGGGGTCGATGATGGCATCCAAGCGGTGCGAAGGCTGCTCCCACGATGTTGGTTCAATGTGCCAAAGGTCAAACAAGGACTAGACGCACTCAGAAACTACCGAAGGGATTACGATGAAAAACGCAAAATTTTCTATGATAGACCGCTTCATGATTGGAGTAGCCATTCTGCTGATGCTTTCCGCTATCTTGCAATCGGTCTAAACGAAACAACCGGCTGGTCAAAGATGCCCACAAATAATGTGAAATGGATTGTGTGATGGACGAAAACAAACTCAAATCAATCATTGACGCTGAGATTTCCAACAGTCTCGGATATTTGGAGACCGAAACCACTGAACAGCGTAGGGAAGCACTGCAAAGCTATTTGCGGCAACCATACGGCAATGAGGTAGAGGGAAAGTCGCAGATTGTCACGGGTGAGGTTGCAGAGGCCGTAGACGGTTCTCTCCCATCATTGGTGCGTATCTTCTCGGCAAGCGATGAGGTCGTGCGGTTTGAACCCCGTGGCCCAAATGATGAGGCCGGAGCAAAACAAGCCACCGAGTATGTCAATTGGGTATTCAACCGTGACAACGAAGGCGTGATTATTCTTCACGATTGGTTCAAGGATGCGCTGCTCCAAAAGGTCGGAGTGGTGAAAGCCTATTGGGAAGACAAAGAGGATGTAGTCAAAGAGAAGTACCGCGATCTAACCGAAGACGAACTCGCCATGCTGATGAGCGATGGCACTATGGAGATTGTCGATCAAGACACACAAGAATTCGATCAGATCACCCCAATGGGGCCGGTAAAGGTCAAGATTCATGCGGTGACGGTCTCAAAGAAACAAAAGACGGGTCGAGTGGTGGTGGAGAATGTTCCGCCCGAAGAATTCCTAATCTCTAAGAAGGCTCGCAAGATTG